GGCCCGGAGAACATCTACCTGAACATCTGGGGCTACTTCGTGAGCCAGATGCTCCGGTACACCGGATTCCACGCCGTGGCCTACACCGCGGCGTGACCGAGACTCGCCCCCGGTCTCCCGGATACCCCAGGACCGGATGGCGACCGGTGGGGCGGGCGAGGGCTTCCGGGCGCCCGCCCCACCGCACTGACAACCGCACCAGGACAGGAAAGGAACCCTGATGTCCTACGCAACGCGAGCCCGTACCGGCGTGGCCGGTGTGTTCGTCGCCCGAACCGCCGCGCTACCTCCCGCCGACACCGCGGATGATGACCTGTTCTCGATCACCGGGCAGGTCCTCGTCACGGCGTTCTTCGGCCGGGTCACTGCTGCCATGCCGGCCGAGTCGATCGACCTTGACCTCTTCCTCGACCCCGACGACGGCGGCTCGAACGTCGTACTGGCCACGGCGCTGGTGTGCGACTCCGACCCGGTGGGTACCTGGTACACCCTGAACCCCACCGCCGGCGGTGTGCTGATCGCAGAGCTGGATGTCGCCTACGGCGTCCACCTGGAGGCCCCGATCGCCATGGATGCCGGGGACATCGTCCTGTCGACCACCGGCAGTGGCGCCATCGGCACCACGGCGCGCGTCTCCTGGGGTCTCACCTACGTTCCCCTGTCCTCCAACGGCGCAGTAGTCGCCGTCTGATCCCCCGGCCGGGTCGTTACTTCCCCGTCGACGACCCGGCCGGGCTCTACCTGAAAGGAGCGCGCTATGTCGATCTCGATCATCACCGCGCCGGACGTCGTCGACATCGGCGACACCTGGCGTCTGTGGCTCATGGTCATGGACAACGACGGCGCGCTCGCGGCCCCGGACGACATCGCCGTGGTGGTCACCGAGCCGGACGGCACCGACGTGGCGGCCACGGTCACGGCGCAGACCACGACCGGGGTGTACCTGGTCACCTACGAAGTGGTGGACGACGGAGCGCACCTGGCCGTCCTCACCGTCACCGACGCGACGTTCGGCAACGACGTCGAGGGACTGGACTTCGTCGCTGTCGACCCCGACAGCCACGAGCCCCCGGACGCCTCCGACACCGAGGACGTGCTGGCCTACCTCGGCGCCTCCACGTCCGCCACGGTGGCGGACGTGGCAGACGCCCTGGAGGCCGAGATCTGGGCGCAGCGTCGTGTGTGCCGCATCCCCGTCCCGTACCCGGCGGACCTGGCGCAGGCACTCAAGCGCAGGGTGGCCCGGAACCTCGCCGCTCGAGCTGTCCCGGTCGCCTCGTTCACGGCGTTCGAGGGAGGGTCGACCTCGGCGCGCGTCCCGCAGAACGATGCCGAGATTCGCCGGTTCGAGGCGCCGTTCAGAAAGCTCCCGGTGGCGTGATGGGAACGATCAGCGAGCGCAGGGCGGACGTGGCCGCAGCCCTGAACACCATCGGCGGGATCACCGTCACCGACCACCCGGTGACCAACAACGTCCGGCCCGGGAACGGCTGGGTCAACGTGATCCGGCTCGCACCCGCAGACTTCACGGCCAGCGCAGCGACCATGCAGGCCGTGGTGATCCTGTCCCCCGACCCTGTCAAGGCCGACGAGATGTTCGACGACCTCGGCGTGCAGTTGGTGGACGCGGTGACCGGGCTCGGCGACGTGGCCGACGTCTCGGCTGAGCCGATGATCCTGGTTGCCGACGGCACCGTGCCCGGCAACCTCTACGCCATCCAACTGACCTTCCTCCTGGAGGTGACCCGGTAATGCCTGCCGTTGGCTCTCGTTCCCTCGTCCTCGTCATCGACGACGACCTCTACACGGACGCCGTCAAGGACGTCCGGATCAAGTCGGCAGAGACCGACTCCGACTTCGTGTCCTTCGCCGACGCTGCGGCCGGCGGGCTCCGGGATTACGTCCTGGCGCTCACGGTCAAGCAGGACACCGACGCTGACACTCTTTGGGCCCTTATCTGGGGTTCCGCCGGGTCGACCGTGGATGTCGAGATCTGGCCTCACGGCGAGCCGATCGACTCGACTCCGACCGTGACGCAGCCGATGTTCCTCGGTCAGTGCATCGTCGCCGAGCCTGATGGCGACCTGCTCGGCGGTGAGGCCAACGCCTCGACCACCATGCGGTTCGTCACCGAGGTGGAGTGGAAGTACGTCGCCAAGCCTGTCCTGTACACAGAGCCGGTCGTCTGAGCCATGCCTGCCGGTGGGTCGGTCCGGGTGGAGGGTCTCAACAAGACGTTGCGGGCCCTCCAGTCGTATGGGGTCGAGGTCGCGGACCTCAAGGACACCATGGCCGGGATCGCCCGAGAGGGCGCCGTCCTGGCCTCCCGGTACGCCCCGAAGCGGTCCGGCAGGCTGGCCGGCACGGTCCGCGGCAACAAGGCGAAGGCGAAGGCCGTGGTGATCGCCGGGCGAGCCCGGATCCCCTACGCAGGGGCGATCAACTACGGGTGGCCGAAGCGCAACATCAAGGCGTCGCTGTTCATGCAGCGCGCCGACAAGGAACTCGCACCGCGTGCGGTCGAGATGTTAGAGGCTGGCCTCGACAGGGCGGCCGGGAAGGCTGGGCTTGATGAATGAGGACACCGAGGTCGAGAGAATTGATCCTGAGGAAATGTTCAAGAGCCTGAATGGGTTCGAGGAGATCGCCATCGAGAAGGTATTCACCTGCTCGGCGGCCGAGCTGGCCCTCAAGGCGGACGGCGGCAACACATTCCCCCTCATGCGGGCTCTGCTGTTCGTCGAGGCCAAGCGCTCCGGGGCGAAGGACGGAGAGTCGTACCGCTCCGTCATGAATCTCCGGATGGACGACGTAGTCAGTCGATTCAGCGGCCAGGAGGGCGAGGACGAGCAGGATGCCGGGGTGGACGAGGGAAAAGCCCCGGGGCCGACCGCGACCGGGCCTACGCAGCCCTCGTAGTCGGCACCCGCGTTCCGTTCACCATGAATGAGTACCTCGAACTGACCGTCAGGCAGCGCGGGGCCCTGATCGCCGAGGCGAACCGGAGGGAGTGACCGCCCGTGGCCGCACCGATCAAGATTGCGATCCTCGCCGATGCCGGGCAGGCCGTGAGAGAGGTCACGAAGTTCCGGGAGACTACCGAGACCGACGTCAAGCGCGTCGTGACGACCCTCGGCGACTCGAAGCTGACCGGCGGGTTCGGCCGGGCACAGGAAGGGTTCGACGTCCTCGACACCCGGGCCATGGGTTTCCGGGACACCCTGACCGGCGTCCAGGACAGCATGCGGGGGTTCTCCGCGCTGACCACATCGACCGCCGATGCCACGGGCCGGGTCGAGGCTGCGCAGAAGGCGTACAACGCCGCGGTGAAGAAGTACGGGGAGAACTCCGTTCAGGCCACGCAGGCGAACACCGAGCTGGCCGCCGCCACAATGGCCCTCGACCAGCAGCAAGCACCGATGATCGACAAGCTGTTCCTGATGGGCACCGGTGTCGGTGACCTTGCGTCCGGGTTCGCCAACTTCCTCATTCCCGCGCTCGCCCTCATGACACCCGCGATCAACGGCGTGAAGATCGCCATGACTGCCCTGAACCTCACGTTCCTCACGAACCCCGTGTTCCTGATCATCGCCGCGATCATTGCCCTGGTGGCCGTGTTCGTGATCGCCTACAAGAAGTCTGAGACGTTCCGCAAGATCGTTGACGGCGCATTCAAGGGCGTACTGAATGTGGTCCGGTCCGTGTGGAACTGGGTCAAGGGGAACTGGCCTCTCCTGCTCACCATCATCACCGGGCCGATCGGAATAGCGACCCGATGGGTAGTCAGGCATTTCGATTCGATCGTGGCTAAAGTCAAATCAATTCCGGGAAGGGTAAGGGCCGCATTTGCTGGCGCTAATAGTTGGCTAATCTCTGCCGGGCGGAACGTGGTCTCCGGTCTGTGGAACGGGATCCGGGCCATGGGCGGGTGGCTGCGCTCCACCCTCATCGGGTGGGCGAAGTCCGCCATCCCCGGTCCGATCGCCAAGGCCCTCGGGATCGCCTCGCCCTCGAAGGTGGCCATGGGGCTCGGCGGGTACTTCGGCCAGGGGCTCGGCATCGGCCTCGACAGGACCCGCGACGCCGTGCAGCGCGCGGCCGGGCGGCTGGCCGCGGCCACGGTGGCGGCGCCTCCTGGTGGATCATCCGGGGGCGGCACAGCTGGTGGTGGCCTCGACGTGGTGCTTTCCGTGGAGCGCACCGGGGATGCCCTGCTGGACGCTCTCCTGGAGCAGCTGCGGGTCAGGATCCGGCGCAACGGCGGGAACGTCCAGTCCGTCCTCGGGAGCGCGTGATGATCGAACTGTCCCCGTTTCCCACCGGCTTCCTCGGCACCGAGCTGTACTACTCCGGCGCGTGGCACGACGTCATGGACGAGGTTGACCAGGCCGGGGCGTCGTCCTCGCACGGCGTCCGGTCCGAGGGCGGAACCGCCGACGTCGCCTCGATGGCGTTCACCCTGACCAACCCGACCGGGAAGTACTCCGCCCGGAACCCCTCGTCCGAGCTGTACGGGCTCATCGGCCGGAACACCCCTGCTCGGTCCTACGTCGACCTTGGCGCACCGTGGCTCGACCTCACGGCGTCCGGGTCGGCCGCAACGTGCCCGGACACCGCGGCACTGTCCATCACCGGGGACATCGATCTAAGGGTGGAGTTCTCCCGCGACGACTGGAGCGCGGACGACTTCTTGCTCCTGGCGAAGTACGGAGCAGCAGGGGACCGCTCATACGCCCTGTACCTGATCGGCGGACTGATCTGGATCTACTGGACCGCGGACGGGACCAACTGGCTCGGCAGAGCCTCCACCGTCGTCGTCCCGGCATGGGCGGGACGGATCGCACTCCGGGCCACCCTCGACGTGGACAACGGCGCAGGCGGGCACACGGCGACGTTCTACACCGCCGCGCGCCTCGACGGGACCTGGGTCCAGCTGGGGGAGCCGGTCGTCACCGCGGGCACCACGTCGATTTTCGACTCGACGCACACTGTTCAGGTCGGCTCCGGCAGCGGGAAGGTCTACGGCTGGGAGATCCGGGACGGGATCGCCGGGGCCGTGGTCTCCGGGGTCGACACCTCGACCCTGACCGTCGGGGCGGGCACGTTCTCCGACGGGACGAACACCTACACCCTGTACGGGTCGGCAGCGATCACGAACCGGCACTACCTCGGCGTGTGCGAGATCAGCGAGTGGCCCCTCACCTGGGGCCGCAAGGGCTCACCCTCGGTCCTGACCGAGGTCGAGGCGTCAGGGCCCATGCGCAGGCTCGGCCAGGGCGCGTCGCCCCTGTCCAGTGCCCTCCGTCGCGGGATTCTGGGCCTCACGACACCGGCCCGTGCCTACTGGCCGTGCGAGGACGGCGCGACAGCTACAGCGCTCGCCGCCGGCTCCCTGGGCACCCGCCCCATGGCCGTGTCTGGCACACCGACCATGGCCGCTTATGACGGGTTCGCGTGCTCGGAGTCGATCCCCACGATTGGCGACTCCCGCTGGACCGGGGCCGTGCCGGCCTACACCCACGCTGGTGAGGCAGCTGTGAGGTTCCTGGTCAACTTCCCAGCCTCCGGCATGGCCAACGGTGACATCGTGGCGAGCGTCTACACCACGGGCACGCTGGCCCGGATCGACCTCCAGTGGACCACCTCCGGTGGCCTGCGGCTTCTGGGCTACGACTCCGACGGCACCCTGACCGAGACCGGCGGAACCGTCGCGTTCGGGGCCCAGGACGTTGCCTGGAGAGTCAGTATCGAGCTGGCCCAGGACGGGGCAGACGTCGAATGGGGACTCTGGGCCTTATCGCCTGCCGGGGCAGAGGGTGGAGTCAACGACACCTTCACCACGCAGACCATCGGCCGGGTCACGCGGGTCATCATCAATCCAAACCAGACGTGCGCCACCGACATGGCTGTTGGGCACGTCTCAGTGCAGTCCGAGATCCTGCTCGACACCTGGGCGTTGCTGTACCGGGAGGTCGGCGCGTGGACCGGTGAGCAGGCCGATGCCCGTGTCGCGCGCCTCACCGCCGAGAACGGCGTCACCTGCACGATCCGCGGTGCACATGGCGACTCCGTTGCGCTCGGAGTCCAGGGCGTTAGGACCCTGCTCGACCTGCTCGGAGAGGCAGCGCTCGCAGCCGGCGGGATCCTGCACGACGACCCTGCCGCGCTTGCCCTGCGGTACCGGACCATGCGGTCAATGTGCGACCAGCCGGCCGTAGAGATCGACTACACCGACAATCTCGTCATCCCGTTCGAGCCCGTCGACGACGACGCCCGGCTCCGCAACCGCGTCACCGTCACCAGGGACGGCGGGTCCTCCTCGGTCGAGGAACTGGAGACCGGCACCCTGTCAACGGCCGACGTCGGGGTCTACGACGAGAGCGTGACCCTGTCCCTGGGCAGCGACGAACAGACGTCCCTCGTAGCGCAGTGGCGCGTGCATCTGGGCACCTGGGACGAGGCCCGGTACCCCTCCCTGGGGGTCGACCTGGCGCACCCGACGTTCCTGGCGGATGGCGTGCTCACCCGCGACCTGCTCTCGATCGCCATCGGTGACCGGCTCGTCGTCAACAACCCGCCCGCGTGGCTGCCCCCGGACGCCGTTGACGTCCTCGTGGTGGGCCGGACCCTCGACATCACCCCGATGCACGCCCGGGTCCGGTGGACCTGCATACCCGCGCGCCCGTTCCGGGTGGCGCACTGGACCACCGAGCACCGTTGGTCCGGAGAGGGCACCGTCACCGCCGAGGCCCTCGACGCCACCGAGACCGAGGTCGACGTCACGCCACCCACGGACGTGGTCTGGACCCACGACGACGGGGACTACGACGTGATGATCGGTGGCGAGCGTATGACCGTGACCGGCGTCGCCGGGAACACCCTGACCGTGACCCGGAGCGTGAACGGGATCGTGAAGTCGCACGCCATCGGGGCAGCCGTCCGGCTGGCCGAGCCGTCGTTCTGGGGACTGTAGGAGGAACCATGGTCATCAAGGCAGGTGGCTACGCCGACGCCGGCGAATTCGCCATCCACGACTGGACCCCCGTGTTCAACGCTGCCGACCTTGGATCGGGGGCGACGAACGACGGCTGGTACACCAACCGGAACGGTCTGGTGACAGCCCACCTCTACGTCGTGTTCGGCACGACTCCGTCGTTCGCCTCCACCATCTACGTCGACCTACCCGTGGCCGCCGACGTCGGCGGGATCCAGGCATGCGTCGGCAGCTGGGTGTTCCGCGACCAGAGCACCGTGAAGCACCACGCGGGGTCGATGGGGATATGGAACTCTGCCGGGACGCAGTCGGCGTTCGGCTGCTACGACTCGGGCACGGGGATCTCGGACTCTCGGATCGCCAACGGCAAGCCGTTCACCGTCGCCGCTGGGGACTACCTCTCGGCGGCACTCACCTACCGGGCAGCGGCCTGACCGGTGTGCAGAGGCATGTGCAGAGGCATGTGCAGAGGCATGTGCAGACGCCCCTGCACATGCCTCTGACCTACCGTCCTGACGGTGTCCAGGACGTGTCCTGAGCGGTGTCCAGGACGTGTCCGGACACCCTCTGACCTGTAGTTATGCAGCGTCCTCGTCTGGGCGCTCGTGGCACACCGTCCACTGGCCGTCCGCCGGACCCTTGCTGATGCCCTCGACAGCCCCGAAGGCTCGGTACGCGGCACCGCGGGACATGCCCGTCCGCTCCGTCCACGCCCGCACGAGTTCCGCGGTGGTGACGATGCCCTCGTCCATCTCGTCGACGATGGCGCGCGCCGCTTCGGCCTGCTGTGCGGCGTTCAGCTTGCCCGTGGGGGCAGGCTGCTCGGCGGGGCGGATGCCCTGAACGGTGGCAGGCTCAGCGTCCCGTCGGGCGTAGGTGGCTCCGGCTGCGCGGATGCTGTCGACGTCCAGCCGGGCGCGGCTATCGGTGGTCGCCTCGACAATGCCCCGCAGCTGTCCGGGCTCGACGAGGAACGTGCGGCACGGCTCAGACCAGTCGAGCCGGTCAATGCCAGGGCCTTCGAGCCAGTGAACACCGGGCGTAGTGTCGGCCAGCAGCTCGGGCCGGACGCCTGCCTCCAACGTTCCGGACGACAGGACCATCTTCGGCGACTGCTCGTCGTCCAGGCCGAAGCACAAGGCACCGGTGAACTGAGCCCGTGCGTCGGTCGGCATGTTCTTCCCGGACGGCCGCTGCATCGACAGAACCAGCACGATGCCCACGGACCGGACCCGCTCCGACAGGCGCGTGATGCGCTTGCCCAGCTTGGTCTGAGAGGTCACCCCGGCCGCCTCCTCGATCCACACGACCAGCAGCGGCATCCCGCACCGGGGGTGCCACGCCTGGTCATCTCCGAGGGCCCTGGACCGGGCCTGCCCGATGCGCTCGGCAGCCTCGACCATGGCCAGGGCTCCGGCCTCGTCGGTGGCGATCCAGTCGAACATGGCGGCCGCCGGGGCGACGGTCTGTCCGGCCTTCGCGATGTCGGCAATCCACCACACGACGTCGGTGCGACCGGCGCCCTCGGCGAGGATCGTCCAGAGCCCGCGGGATTTCCCGGATCCCGAGCACCCGGCGACGATCCCGCGGAACGTCCCGTGTGACGTGGTGAGCCACAGCTGCTCGGGTGTGCCGTCCTGGCGGACGCCGATGGTGAACGGCTCGGCGACGGACCGCGCTGCGCTCGGACCGGGGTACGGGACCGGGGTGGCCAGCATGTCCCGGCGGACGACCGTCACGTCTGCCGCTTGAGGGTCGGTCGGCACCCTGCGAATCCGGACGTGCACGGCCTTCGCGTAGTTCTGGATGCCCTCCCTGGCCTTCGCGATGTGCTCGTACCCCTCGGCACCACGCATCGTCCACCGGGAGGTGATGCGGTCCGGCCGCTCCCCCGGCGTCCCGTGCGCCTTCACCTTGGACACCCGGACTCCCGACAGCCCGAGGGCGTCAGCGATCTGGCCTCCGGGGCCATCCTGCTGGTGCATGTCGGCTCCGTCGCCCCACACGGACCGGGCGACCCTGGCCACCCATCCGCCGGACAGCACGATCCAGTAGGTCAGCATCACGAGCGAGCTGTACCGGCCCCACCCGAGGTTCAGCGGGACCACGAGGATCACGACGAATGCGGCCGGAGTCACCGTGGCGTGCCACCGCTGGAACCGGGTACGGGCCTTCGCGTAGGCGTAGGAGAACCCGCCGACCGCAACACCGGCGACCAAGAACGCCATGCTGAACACCAGCTGCTCGCGCGTCTCGGGCAGCCACACGCGGCGCAGGAACAGGCCGGCGAGGTACAGGGGGATGCCGAGGACCCACGGTCCACGGGGGATGACCGGTTCGGCCACGGTTGTGAGTTCGGACGTTGCGCCATGTCCGTGGTGAACGCTGGCTCGTTTGCTCTTGCGCGTGATCGTCCTGACCCTGAACGGGGACGTCCTCACCGGGCCACCTCCGTAGCGGCGAAGCCGACGGACTGACGGGCCTTGAGGTCGGCGGACACGGTGGACGTGCTGACACCGAGCCGCGTAGCGATCGTCCGGACGGGCATGTTCGCGTCGCGCAGGGCGTACACCGCCCGACGGCGTTCAGCCCGGTCGCGTTCGGCCATGTGTTCGCCGTGTTCGGGCTGGTCAGTGGCGTTGTCGGCCGCGGGAATCGCCACGGCGTTCGGCACTGCGTTCGGGTCCGCCACGGCACACAGGGCACGCATGGCCGGAGCTTCCTCAAGCTCCCCGGACGGGATGAGTTGGGCGAGGACACGAACGTCAACGACGTCCGCCCGTGCGGCCGCTACGACGGCGTTCGCGCACCGGCGTAGGTCGACCGGTAGGCCCGTGGCTGCCTTGGCGATTTGGACGCGCAGTGTCTCCTGTGCGCGACGTGGTGCACGTCGCTGGGCGTGCTGGGCGGTGTAGTGCCGTGCGATGAGTTCCAGGGCGAGACACAGGACGAGCGGCGGGATCGTGTGCATGGCGGCCGACGTCCACCCGCCGACACCGCCGGAGAGGCCCTGATACGCGGTGACGGACTGGGCCAGTACTGAGGCAGCGACGCAGATGTGAGCGGCCGACCTGGGCGCGATTGCCGGTTCGTCGTTGCGGGTTGCCTGCACTGCCCACACGGTGAGCGCGAGCGCCAGGAGATCCAGGAGCACGGCGGCTCCCCACGACCACACGCCGAACATCGGCTGAAACGATGCCGCCAGGGTGCCGACCCCGGTCACGAGACCGATGGTGCCGACTCCGGCGGTGACTCCCATGTACCAGGGGAATCGTTGCTGGATAATCATGGTGTTGCTCCTATGGCTGGGGGTGACGTTGGCTGCTGAAGGACGTCTACTTGGCGTGGGCGTCCTTCAGTGCTTCCCTGAGCAGAGCGACAACAGTCGCGTTGACACTGAGATCGAGCTGGGTAGCCAGCGCGCGGATCTGATCGAAGAGTTCGGCCGGGATCCTGCCGTTGAATTTCTTGAGATCCTGCCTAGGGACATCCATATATCTCATGCCAGAACTCTACCACAACAAGAGTGGTACCATGTGGGCATTGGAAGGCCCCGCACACCGGTTCAGGGTGTCGGGGCCGTGAGAACGAAGGTCGAGGTCGTTCCGTGGAGAACGTACAACAGGACACCGTCACTACTGAGGTCGGACCGTGGGCAATGATCCCGGTATGGGTACTCGGCATCGGCCTGACCGGTGCTGAGCTCGCCGTCTACGTCGCGCTCCGGTCCTACGCGGATCGGGGTGGCTCCGCTCACCCGCGGGTGAAGAGCGTCGCCGAGAGAGCCGGTGTGACGACCCGTACCGCCGAGCGTGCCATCTCCCGGATGCGCGAGATGGACATCGTGATGACCGCTCAGTGGCACCGCGACGATGGATCAATCGGAGGATGCCATTACC